ATGAGAAGGGGTACCACCGATTGCTCGATGATACCCCTTGGGGCTGACGGCAATCACCATGATGGTGGCCGTCTTGGGTCGCATATTACAGCGTGGTCGAGGTCTTAGTACGATGCACCAAGTACCACACCGGGTTGTTGGTGTTCGTAACCGCGGTGTTACCAGCGGCCAAACGCAGAGCGGCGAAGTACAGCTTCACACCAACGGTGACGAGCTGGTTCAACGGATCGCTCTTGTCGGGGGTATCAGTGATCACGATCTTCGGAGACAACGGATCATCACCGGTCAGGGCAGGGATACCGAACGCCTCGTTACCCAAGAAGAACGAAGCGATGATGTCCTTGCCAGTGCCGAGACCGCCACCCGCAGGGGTAGCCTGATAGACGAACTCATCGGCAGCGGTACCGGAGCCGGTGCTGACAAACGAGTTGGTCTGATTGACCACGCGGCAACCGTAGATGGAGCCGACCTCGCCCTTGTAGAACGGGGTACCCTTGTTGCCGTAGTTAGAGGCGTTCAACCAGTCGCTGTCGCGCATCAGGTCGCGAGACACGCGGGGGTCGGTCGCTAGGACGTAGCCGCCATTGATCAGCGGGGCGCGGTTGCGCTTCAGCCGGGTCATGGAATCGAGGACGGCGGAAGCGGTCATAGTGGCATTTGCGGCAGCAGTCGCGCTGTTCAGATCAGAGAAGCTCTGATTGGTGAGCGTGGCGGGGTTACCGTACACCTTGATACCCGTAGGATTCGCGTTCGCATTGACGTTTACCGCGTCATCGTTGGAAATCGTGGATTCGATACCAGTACCGATCGAGGATCCGCTGGCCAAAAGGTTGGATCCGATCAAGGTGTTACGAATCACCGAGTCAACCCAGAGGGCCATATCCAGACCGCTGGTCTTGGTGGCCTGCTGCAAGCTGTTGAACAAGTCCGTAGCGCGGAGGATGTCGGTCAAACCGATCACCTGACCGTACTGCGAGAGCGTCTTTTCAAGACGGTTCAGAGACAGGGCGCGGTAGTTGGCCGTGCTGATAGGCGCACCTTCACCCGCAACAGTCAGGTTTTGAACACTGCCGATGCTCGGGGCTCCGAAACGGAACATCGAGATCGCCTTGTTACCATTGTTCTTGGGGATCGGGGCCTTCATGCCGAACTGATCAAGAATCGTCTCCTGCTGGACGATCGAGAGCAGCTCCTTGCTGAAGTAGTTCTGGAACTGGAGTTGAATGCCGGTTGAACCGGAAGTAGTGATAGGCATATTTTAGTTGAGGTTGTGCTACTAGGCTGCTTCCCGGTCGAACTCTCGTGCGGCTCGCATGAGCGCCTCCCTCTGCTCCTTGAGGGATAACCGCGAGAAATCCTTCTCCTCGGTCTTGAGTTGTCCTGCCGGAACGCTTTTCCCAATAGCGGTCTTCTGCTGGAGCTTATTGAGCTGTTCTTTCAGAGCCTTGTTCTCGGCTTCAAGCGACTGAGATCGACCCGCAGTATCTTGGAGCTTCATCAGTTCAACCGCATGGACAAGTCCATCGGGCATCGCAGTGAGGAACGGAACCCGCTGCAACAATTCAACCGTGCGCTTGTACTCAGGACTGGACTGATCCTTGAGCCAGACTTCCTTCTCAGAGAGTCGGCCATAATTCTCAGCCCATGACTTGTTGAAACGCTCCTGCTGAACCTGCTGCTGCTTGGCACCCGCCGCTTTACGGACTCCATCAGCCTTGGCTCGCGCTGCCTTGGCCAACTGGGTATCACCATCCGCATCGAACTCCTTGGCCGCAGCCTCGTAGTCCTCCGCAGTGTATCCCTTGTCGTCCCGGAACGAGTTGGACTCGGCAGCACTGGATTGCTCCCGCTGCTTACTCCACTCCTCCCGCTCACGCTTAACCGCCTCGCGCTCAGCCTTGATAGCCTCCTTCTCGGCGTTGATCTGCTCCCAAGACTTAGCCTTACGCTGTTGCTCCTGGGCGAATTTGCTCTTCTGATCCTTCGGCTTCTCCTCCTTCTGCTTGGCCTTGGATTCCGACTCTGATTTCGCGCTGACCTCCTGCTCGCCACCATCGGTCTCTTTGCTGGCGGTCACCTCATTTGAGGATTCCTGCTCAACCGAAGCTGACTCGTTATTATTTTGAGCCTGCTCCCTTGGCTGGCTGTCGATATCGACACCGGCATCGTGATCTGCGGCCAATGCAAGCATTGCGTCCGCGCTCATGTTTTCATCTGACATATTGTGCTTATACTCGTTTGCTGGCCCGCACAGACGCAGCAACCGCAACTTTGATCCTATGTGTTCGTGGCAGAATCCGGATCATCTTCCTGCCCCGTAATTGATTCTCGGTCGGCCATCATCTCGATGACCTTCACAAGACTGGCCTGACCCATTGCAAATCCCGAGGAGTATTGCAAATGGTTTCGGTCTGTTATAGCAGAAGCGTTCTGCATCAGAACCGTGTTCAGGAGAGCGTCCTTGAACTTCTTCCCGGTATCGCTCTTGAAAAAGCTATTAAGCGCGGTGGCGTCCTCGCGTGTCCAAGGAAGCGGATCCACCCATCGCTGGTGCCGCGTAAAAGCCCACGCGGCTCGGAGCTTGGCGAAGGTGCTGATCATTTGGCAGCTTTCTTCCGACCCGCCGCCTGACGCCGCATGAACTCCGCGGCCCCGAGCTTCTTGCGCCCGATGTACGCCGCGAGAGCCCGCGGATCATCCGCGCCCTCCTTCTTGAGTTGCGTTGCCAGTTTGCTGAACTTCGATTTCTTCTTCATAAATTACCAAGCCTTACATGACCAGTGCCTCGGCGTCGTCTTATCCGTCGCAGTATCGCAGTTATGCCGTGCGCGGAAGTTCTTCCGCCGCTCCGGATCGTCCTTCTTGATCTCCATCTTCGGATCGCCGAAGCGAACCTTGATCACAGTCCCCTTGGGGTTGCGAACATAAACAGCTTTCTTCTTCGCCTCGCCCGGAGTGTAGAACGGCTTGTTGAGCGTGACCTTCTTTCCCTGGTACTCGGCCATATCAAGATTGGAATAGGGGTGATTCTTGGATGTCCTTCATGTTTTCAGGCTTGCGAACCTTCTGGAACCTGATTTTGGGCGCAACACCCTCCACCAATTCCTCAAGCAGGGGGGCATTCTGAGGAATAGGCTGTTGCGGGGTCGGCGGAATGGGCGGCGGGGGAGCGACAATGGCAATCATGGCTTGAAATTCACCGCACCAATCAAATTCCAGGACAGTAGGCCAACAAGTGGGTCTACTGGTGGGCGGAAACCTCCGACAAGTGCTGTCAGAGGCCCGATATCGGCAATCTTTGCAGGTCATTTGTGTTCTTAAACAGGGGCTTGCGCCATCTCAGGGGGCGGAACCGGCAATTGCTGCTGCTGAGCAGCCAATAAACCGCTTCCCTCCAAGAATTTCTGGATCTCCTTCCGCAGTTTCCGCGCCTCGTTCGTCGCCACCTGCTCGTAGAACTGCAACAGGCTGTCCAGACGCATCATAAACGCATTCTGGGCCGCCGGACTGAACTGCTGACCCTGCTGGATCGCCCCATTGAGGTACTGCATCAGCACCCCAATACGGCCAGCGTAGTTCTGACCCGGTTTCGCCGGCACCGGAATACCCACCAGCAGCGTCGGGATCGTCTTCGTCTCGTCCTCCAGCTCATCCTGCGCCTTCTGGCCAGGATCCCGGAGCAATCGCTTGATCAGACTTGGGTCATCCAGCTCCATGATACTCTTGTCCAGCTCCACCTGATCCACCCATGGGCTGTTCATGAACAACTGCTTACGATTGATGGCCTGCTGCACCATCATCTGACGGCTCACCATGTCCATCCCGCCCTTCGGCTCCAGCTCGTACTGGTCGTGCAGAGCGACCGGATCCGCCTCCAGCGAATCCTCCGCGAACCGGTACCGCAGACTCTTGCTATCATACTGCACATACAGGCTCCACGCCTGCCGGTACAGCTTACCAAGAGCCATACGGAACAATCTCGCCCGGAGATCACCGCTCTGCATGGCCTGCGCGTTGATGCTCTGGATCTCAGTCGCCGTGCGCCGGTCGCTGCCCCCGCTCATCACGCTCCCCATCGCATAATCCGGACTCCCGATCCGGTTCTCCGCCACCGCCCGCGTCTGGTTCAGCTCCTGATCAAAGCTCACCGGAGGCTGCGGCATCTGCACCGGGGCCACCCCGTATGGCAAAATCTGTCCCGGCTGGAACCGCAGGTTGATGGAGTTGGGCAATTCCCGCTCCGCTCGGAACAGCGGGCGGTTGTACAGGGTCATCGCATCATGCTTGTGGTTCCACATCGAGGTCATGCTCAGCTCGAACGGAGCCAGGATCTCGCACACCCCTCGCGGGCTGAACCATCCCTTGTCCTTGATCTCATACGGGAAATCCACGAACGGACATTGGCCATGATCATAGGGCAGCTCCATCGGATCCCGCAGGTCAAGATCCACCGCCGCGGGGCTATAGAGATAAACCTCCCACACCCCGTCATCCCGCTTCCGGTACACCTCCCAAATGATCACGCCATCCGTGTTCGTCGTGTAGGTAATACCCTCACGCAACTGCTTGGCATCATTCTCGGACGCCGCTCCCGGAATGTTATCGTCCTCCTGCGGGTTCCCCCGGATCTTCTCGATCGTCTTGTTATCCGCCTTCCAACCAAACTGGCCGGCCATCCGCTTGTACGCATTGACGCTCATCGGCATCACATGCACCAGCCAGTCCGCATCCTGCAAATCGGTGGTATACGCCGGCACCACGATATACATCGGGTCCACCGCCTCGAACCCCACCCGCTTATCACCGGGATTCCAGAAGCACTTCATCACCCCGCGCCCGCTCATCAGGGTGTAATCGACCCAGGAGAGTACCTCGTCCACGAAGTTGGTCTTGTCCCGGATCTTATAATTGAACCAGTCCTCAGCCACCCGCGTGTACGCATTCAACTGCTGGCGCATCGGAACGAAGCTGGCCACTACATCCATACCGAGAGCCTGCTGTAGGAATAGCGGCTTGAGCTTCTCGATCGCCGTATCGATGAGCGGCCAATGCAGATCCGCGGCCTTCGGCCAGGGCTTATTGGTCCGGCGCAAACCGTGATGGCGCAACTCATACCACCTCGTCTGCCGCAGCTCCCACGGACTACGTTGGCCAACAGCCTCTACTATCTGGCCCTGTAACGAGTTCCGCTGTTTGTCGTTCATCATAAAAATCCTCCCCCTTTCCTATCCCCCAACCTCACAACCAGCAAGCGCAGACCCTTTACCATCCCCCTCAATCGCCCCCAGCTCATCCTCCATCCGCTCCAACAGGCTCCTCCCATCCTCGCCAAGAGCCTTCATGTAATCATCCATCCGCTTACCCCCGGCTCCGCAGAAGGCCAGCACCACCGCATCCGCCCTATCCGGACTATTCACCCCGCGGGCTCGCAGCTCGTCCTTCCCCTCCAGCGTCAGCTTCCCCTTCCCATTGGTCCGAACCTTCCGACTCACGAACTGCTGGAGCAGCACCTCGTCCGTACCCACCGGCCCCAGGTTCACCCTACCCTCCTCCACCATCCGCCCGAACTCGATCCACATCTCCGCCGCACGGTTCACGAACTGATCATCCCGTATCGCCCGCTCCCCGAAGTTCACCCGCCGCACATCCCACCCCTCCGCCCTCAGCGCATCGCACATCACCACCCCCATACCACCCACATCCGCGTAGATGTCCTCCGCCTTCAGCTTCCATTTGCGGAACTCGCTGATGAACCTCCCCACACTCGCCATCGTGTCCTTGTCCCGCCAGCGGATCAGACCCTTCACCGTGTTCCCCTGCCTCACCACCATAACGCTCTCATCCCCGCCGGCGGAGAAATCGCAACCCGCGGTGAGCCTATGCCCCTCGGTATCCTCCTTGGGTGGGCCACTAACCAGCTTCTGCCAGTCGGCGGTTCGTACAGCCGTCAGACTCCCATCATCCTCCATGAACTCCGCGTAGATCATCGACCGCACCAGCGGGTGGCCCTCGCCCCACCTGGCAAACTGATCGTCGATCCACTCCTTCCGGATATGCGGGCAGTCGAAAGCGGTAACGGTAAAGGTCTTCCACTTGCCATCGTTCCGGCGGAACACATCGTAGAAGTAGCCGCTACTCCCACCGGGGCTGCTCATCAGCAGCGTCCGCGTCGGCTGGCACCGCTCCATCGACTGAAATATACCATCTGGAACCGCCTTCGCCTCGTCCACAATGTACATCAAGTCATTGCTCGGACCCTGCACATGCCAGCCCTCAGCCTTCTCCGGATTGCTCGCGCTGAACCCGATACAGCGACTCACCAATTGTTGGCCATCAACCAACCTCGGGTATACATAGCGGATCTCGCCATCCTTGATCGAGAAACCGTTCTCCTCGCCACCCAAGCCATTGATCATCTTCCGCAGATGCGGCCACAACGCATCCGCCACCTGTCGGTACACACCAGCCGTACACACCACCAAGCTCCCCGGCCAGCGAAGCATATGCCAGATGACAGCACTCGCCGCCACCATGCTCGTCTTGCCAGAGCCGTTCGCAGCCTTGAGGGCCACCTTCGAGTGCTTCTCGTTCAGAGCCCCCAACACCGCCTTCTGCCACGCATAGGTATCGCGTAGGCCAAGCATCATCTCAGGGAAGTTCGAGAGCTGCTGCGCCTCCTCCAAGAGCTTCCGCTGCTTCCAAGCAGGGATATGCGAACCCATTCCGAGTGAAGGGGATTTCTTGCGCTTAATTTGCTTGACTGCCATAAAATTGATGTGGGTAGGGGGAGGGGGGTATCAGGTATAACCCCACCCCCCTCGTGGGGGTCCCCCCTACCCCGTGGTTCTATGCATTGGACTCCTATCCATGGATCCTCTATGTAAATAGCGGCTACTACAATAGCCGCCTATCCTATTACTTCCCCCCACCGAAAGCCCCTAGTAAACTACCGCTTACTGATAGTTCCTTTCCTTTGGTAGTGTGATCGAGTTGAGCGCGAGCGACATAGCCTCGAGTTCTCTCGAGCATCCACCCAGCGGCTTGCCAGTTCTGTTCTCCGCTCATGATTCGACGTTGAAGCAGCAACTCACCCTGGGCTCGAGCCTGGTCCAACTCCAATTGGAATCCTGGGTTTGCATTGATCCATCGGGACCACTGGGTTTGATTGCCAGATGGGAACCCGCAGAGGATCGCGATCCTATCAATTGGCATCCCGTATCGGGCCGCTTCCATCGCTTCATTTTTTGTAGCCTCTGACAGGATCATTTTAGTCCCTTTCTCCGGTTTCGCCCGGAGCCTAGGCTTTTCCACCTTCACCTTTCCCATGCCCTTCACTTTGCCCCGCAAAGTAAACCTGGCAATTCCTTTGGATTTTTCTTCACTTTAGAGTTGCCGAACGCTGCAAAGGGTGTTCTCCTTTGCGTGCGCCCTCTGAATATGGGCATCCAAAACCAATGAAACACCGCATCCCCCCAAAACTCCACGGGCCTTTATGCCTGCTTGGATTCCTTGCAATCATCGCAATCGTCGCCCTCATCGAATCGATCGGGGGTTCCCGATGAGCAACGGCTACGTCATTCACGAGGACACCCAGCGGGTTGTCATCGCAACGGGATTCTCAAAAGCTTCAGACAACCGGAAAACGGGCGACATGATCCAAATTTGGATCCTTTGCAAAGCGGAGGACCCCGTTACCGCAATCCGAACCGGGCTTGATCGCATCATATGCGGCAATTGCCGCCACCGTGGACACGAGGTTGACGGAAAACACGGCGTTGAGCGAACCTGCTACGTCAACGAAGGGCAGGCTCCGCTTGGAATCTGGAAAGCTTGGAAAGCGGGACGATACCCTACCCTTCAATTCATGGACATTTTCTCGGGTCGCAAGGTTCGCTTCGGAGCCTACGGCGATCCCACCCACCTTCCTTTGAGCCTCGCCCTTGCAATTGCTGGTGTCGCTTCCGGTCACACCGGATACACCCACCAATGGCGCAAGCCTAGTCTCCAAGGGTGGAAAACCCTTTTGATGGCCAGCGTGGACACTACCGCCGAACTACTCATCGCCCGTTCTATGGGGTGGAGTACCTTTCGCGTCACACCCGACCACGACCACCACGCATTCGAGACTCTCTGCGCTTCGGAGCGAAATGGAACCCCGTGTTCGATTTGCCTAGGTTGTCCCGGTTCACGCAACGGGCTCCAATCGGTATTTATCCCGGCCCACGGGAAGGGCAAGCGACACTTCATTGAAGCCCAAGCTTGAATTCTCCGGAGAATCCATGGGGGCGACTCCGTGGGTTCTGCGGGCAATTGATGCCCCTATAAACCAATGAAAACCATAGTAACGCAATATTCCTTCATCGAATCCTTCCGCGCATACGGTCGGGAAAACCAGTTTTCTTACCCTGCCCTGTGCGCTCTCTTTGAATACCTTGAAAGGTTTGAAGAGGACACGGACACGGAGCTTGAATTGGACCCTATCGCCCTGTGCTGTGAATGGCAGGAATTTGACACCGCCCTGACAGCCGCGCAGGCCTTTGGTTACCGCGACGGTGTGGATTCAAAGGAAGAAACGCCTTTGGAATGGCTCCAGAACCGCACGCAGGCCATCGAATTCTCTTTCGGGGTGTTGGTGAACCAATTCTGAGTTATGAAAACCGCCTTTGAATCTGAGGTTGAGAAACAGAGCCTGTGCGCGACGGTCGGTCGGGTGATGTTCTGTCCACGGTGCGAAAACCTGATGGATTGGAAGTCCTCCGTGGAATTCACGGTGTGGGAAATTGAATCCGGAAAGTGCCTTACGGTGCGTGCGATCTGCGCTCCGTGCTGGGATAAGGTTCAATCCATGGTCACGAAGCCTAGCGTCAAATACCGTGTAGACACGATCGATGGAAGGAAACTCAAGTGAAGCCATTACTTCGTGTTCTAGGGTATCTTGCCATGTGTTTGCTGTTTACCCTATTGCTCATTCTCTCCGCCCTTGCGGGCAACGGTAGGTAATCCAAAGCCCCCGCCAAAGCCCCTTGGAAGCCCCAAGGGGCTCTTTTCTTTTGCCCCGATAGCACCGACACCCCGCTTACCCGCTTGTCCTTCCTAGTTGGCCAGTCTTCCCCTTCCTTCCTTGTCCCCCTTCCCCAGGTCCCCCCCTAGGACATCCAATGTCCTACCCCGCTATTTACATAGCACTCCGAGGTAAGACACCCCATGTCCGACCCCGTTACATCCGCCCGCGACCGCCCGCGCCCGCGATCCGCGGAGCCGTGAGTACATGGTGCGGTATTCCGGAACTCCCATACGCCATACGGAATTCGGAATTCGGGAATCGGGATTCCGGAACCGGGGTACAGGAAATCTTCATGGTGCGGTATTTTCCCTCTTGACGCTGATGGATATGGTGCGGTAGGTTGCGCCCATCGCCGCATGGTGCGGTGGTGCAACAACGAACAACTATGACGTTACAAGAGATCAAAGAAGCGGTCCTCGCTGGCCGCACGGTGCATTGGAAGAGCGGTGGGTACGAGGTGATCCGCGACAGAGTGGGCCAATGGTTCATCCTATGCCGCTTGAACGGATCGCTTAGCTCGCTGACATGGGCGGACGGGGTGACGATGAGCGAGAAGCCTGAGGACTTCTTCCTTGGTGAGGAGTAGGCCAATCGACCAACACTGAACCATCATGGGATCATGGATAGTACCCCCACAGTTACGCACCTTAGCCTCTGTACCGGATACGGGGGCATCGACCTTGGACTCGATAGGGTTATCCGAGGCATGCGAACTCTTGCTTATGCGGAGATCGATGCGTTCGCGGTCGAGGTGTTACTTGCGCGAATGGAAGATGGGTCGCTTGATGCGGCTCCGATCTGGACTGATGTACGGGATTTCCCGTGGCATTTTCTTCACGGCAGCGTGGATATCCTCAGTGCGGGATATCCGTGCCAACCGTTCAGCCATGCCGGACTCCGCAAGGGGGACGATGACGAGCGGCATCTCTGGCCCCACATCAGGCGAGGGATTGAGTCAGTCCGACCTTCCGTTGTCCTTCTTGAGAACGTCGAGGGCCACATCTCGATGGGACTCCCCAGCGTCATCAGCGATCTGGAGGAGCTGGGTTACGAAGCAGCGTGGGGAATATTCAGCGCGGCTGAAGTTGGTGCGCCGCATCAGCGCAAGCGAGTCTTCATTGTTGCGACATCTCCCGACGCCCTGCGCGAACGAGGACAGTTTCCGATTGAATGGCTCAAGCCAGCAATCGAAGACGTTGGAGGCGATGGCACGGCGGGGAGAGCTGAGGACGGCGGCGACTGGGAATGCAAGCAATGTGGATCGCCTGTCTTTGGAGGGTGCGAATGCGATCATGGTGAATCTCAATGTCACAACTGCCGCGAGTGGACATATCCATTCTACTATAGCGCAAGCGACGGATGCTCCTATTGTGGAACAAGCTGGCCAAAGTGGTGGGACACAACAAGCTGGCCCATTGAACCCGTCGTTCGTGGAAGCGATGATGGGACTACCAATCGGGTGGACCGACTGCGCCTCCTCGGCAACGGAGTCGTCCCCCAGACCGCCGCGCTCGCCTTCCGAACCCTGCTCCGAGAGGTGATCTCCAAGTAGGCCAATCATCCCCCCCCCCAAGCGATCCCCCAAGCGATCCCCGGACCCCCATCCGGGGCTTTTCGTTTCTAAGCGGTCCCACCCCCCATTCCGCATCCAATGTCACTTTCACCATCAAACACGCTCCTAGCCCCCTTTCCGCTCCAGCAATCGCTATCCTCCATCCACCACCACAACCACCAACACGGGTACTTCGCAATCAGTCGGGGGTTCTCAATAAATGCCGCCGCCGCGGGGGGCCGTTAGAGCCCCCCAGAGCGTAGCGGCGATGCATTTATTGACTCCCTTTTAAGGGAGTATTAAGACTCCCTTTTAGGGGAGATAGCGGGGGGGGTTGGGAACTTCCTGCTACCACGATTTGAATTTCCTTTTGGATAGTTGACTGGCGTCCTGGGAGAAGCTACCTTGTTCGTCCCATGAGTTACTTGGAGAATGGTTCCACCCTCCGCGCCATGTTCCGCCTGATGCCGCCGATGAGGCACGATGCCGACCCCACACGGTCTGATGTTGTGAACTACATCCGCGAGAATCTCCGCTGTGAACTGGGCCGTGCGCTCCGTGCGTTTGATTCGATGCGCCACCTGAAGAGCGCGGTCTTGATATACGATCGTATCCATCGCCAGTGGCGTGGATGTGATTGGATGCCTATTGATGAGCTGGACAAGATATCTCTATTGATGAGTACTGTTACAGAGCTGAAGCGTGATATATCTTCGTTGAGAACGGAGCTTCGGAAGGTGAAGCATGAGATGGTCTCCTTGCGCCGGCGCAAGGGTAGCAGGAGGGATGAGGAGGTGGCCGACGATGAGGTGGGAGATGTGGATCCGGAGCCTAAGCCTAAGCCTGAGCAGCAACAAGCCGCTCCCCCCGAAGAGAAAGCGGCTGATCCGGAGGAATGGTTCCGAGCTATGCGCGTCGCCCTTTACGGGTCTGATACGGCTTCTCCTTCTTCAACTCCGCCCCCGTCATCATCATCGGATTCCACTTTTCCCATACGATCCCGCTGGGAGCGTGCTGAAGGTTGAGTGTGTTGGCCGGGAGACGCGATCCCCGCTTGCAGAAGGCTAACTGGAAGCGTCTAGGCTTTGATTGGCCTACTTCTGCAAGGACCGCGATCTCCCGCGCCCAATTGGCAAGCTCGGAGCTTCCGAACCCTGCGTGGGCCAGTTCCATGGTGGTGAGGGGTTCGCCGTCCTTGCGCTGGGTTTTTCCGATGTGGTGCATCCAGATCCAAGCGACCTTGGTCTGGTGGAGGATGGGCTGGAGCTTGTTGCGGAGGAACACGCTGACCTCGCCTTGGTCGCTGAGATCGCCGCCGAAGTAGGAGAACAGGGGATCTCCGATGATAACATCTAGCTTTGAGCGTGTGATGAATCGGCGGGCAAAGGCGAGGAACTGATCTCCGGTGCGAACGGACTCGGTGCGGAAGTGGAGGTTCTCTTGAAGCATACCGATGTCGCTGACGCCCATGTTGAGTCCTTGGACGACTCCCCGGAAGGATTCAGCGAGGTCGCCCTTGTCATTCTCGGCTTGGACGATACCGATGCGGAGCGGGCGCACAGGAGCGATTCCAAAGAAATCTTTGCCTAGAGCCCAGCGGATGACGATCTGCATCATCATGGATGACTTCCCGATGCCGGTGCCGCCGCTGATGATCATGGATGAGCCGCGGGTGAGCCAGCGTTTGCCGATGAGGTTGTCCGGATCTTTGGTCGGATCAAAGTTGATGAGGTCTTTAACCGTGACCACCGTGGACTGATCATCGTCGGTCTCCCGGTTGGTGAGCCAATCCTCCCAGGATGCGGCCCCGAGGTTGGTGTCCAACAGCCGTTGCTGAGCGGTGGGGCTACGCCATGCGCCGGGTAGGCGGGAATAGCGGGAGGGGTTCTTGTTCTTGGCATCGATGCCGGGGATTACCCGATAGATCTCATCCCGGCGGGCGTCCCATTCCTTGCGGTTGGGGGCATCGACCCGGACCCAGCCGTGGATGGATTTGCCTCCGGAGTCGATGAGGACGGTGATGGGCAGGCCAGAGTCACGCAGTCGCTTTTCCTGCTCGGGCTTGGGTAGGTCATCGAACTCGACCAGGACATGACGGAACGCACTGACATCGTTGTCGCTGCCGCTGTAGAGGTTGGGCTTGAAGGGGTTGATGCGGACGAATATTCCCTCGCGCTCCGGTGAGAGGATGCGGGACTGGGGATCATCGAAGCGGTTGAGCCATTCCTCGATCGTGATGAATGAGCCGGCACTGACTGGCCTACCCTCTTCGACAGCATCGCAGATGCAGACGACCTCAGTCGGGGCGAACGCGGCCTGCATGAACCGCTTGAACTCGCTGGCTTGGGGATCGGGAATGGCGGGGCTGAGCGATGGAACAGGCACCGGGGCAGCATCGGCCACCGGCTTCTTGAATGTCACCCTGCTGAGATCGAATGGCCCGGAGGGTGATGATCCCCCGGCATCGAGAAGATGCCCCCTAGGCTTATTGTGAGCGCGGGACGCGGCTTCCCGTAGCTTGTAGGCCAGCTCTGTGGCCTTCCATGGGGGTTGGCAGGACTTGTTCCAGTCTTCGAGGAGGGTGAGGCTGTCCACATGGGACAGGGCGAAGCCGTGGACGAGGCCGACTGCGGCGGTGTAGGTGGCGTTGTGGCCACCGGATCCGGAGATGGCTGGCGGAACCTTGGAAAGCCAAAGGGCCGCTCGTTGGAGCGTTGTCATGTCGTTGATTCGTTGCTTGTTACGGGGTTGTTAGGATTCTGGCCAGATCATGCTGAGTGGATCTGGTGGTTGGGGACTGGTTGGCGATGGCACCCAGGTCTGGGTTTCGGTCTTTGCCGGGAAGCTGATCCATCCGCGCTTGACGCCGATGGCAATGATATTGGCCGACTCCTCGATGAGCCGGCGGTTCTCATCGGTGATGCTTGTTCGTTCCTCTTCGGTGATGGGGCTTGGTTTCTTGTTATTGAGCAGGCGTGATTCGTACCAAGGTTGTTCGTGTCTTGGGGTCTTCATGTGGGGAGGACTCGCGCCAGGATACAATTGCAGTAGGTACCCTTGGTTTTGGAGTTACATCGAGGGTGATGCACAGGATTGGCGAGGATGTGTGCTGTGAGGTCGCTCGTGAGCTGGACCAGCTCAAGGAGACGTTGAGATGCTTCTGCGCAGAGCGCATTGGGGATTCCATCGGGTGTATCGAGTTCGGATGAAATGATATTGAGCGCGTTGACTAGATCGTGTGTTGAGGACTGGTGCATGTTATTTTTGTTTGTGGACTATGATTCCGTTGCCCTTATCGTCGGTGAGTTCGACTGATCGAACGTCTTCGAGGCGGGCCAGTGTCTTGATCATCTCGATGGGATCGTCGGCGTGAGTGACGCATGTGAGATGGATGTCTCCGTCGCCGTGGATCAGTTTAAGATCCTGCTTGGTACGATCCCTTGTAATGCGGATGGTCCGCCCCGAGGAGAGACGGACCACCTTGATTGATTCTACGAGTGGGTATTGGTGACGAGCGGTCATGTTTTGAGTCCGCAGTGAGGACATTTCCTATCGGGAATTGATTCAAGCGGTTTAACATCGAGCCACTTGCAGAGGTCGGTGTAGGACTTGCGACCGAAGTTGACCCACTTGAGCGGAGCGATACCACCGGAGAGGACCGCGTTGCGAGCTTCCTCCTTGGATTTGAGTTCGAGTCTATCCATCAGCTTGGAGTTGCGGACGCTGAGTCCGAAGGTCCACTTAGCCCGATCCAGATCGCGCTGCCTGCCGGCTTGGATGATCTGATAGACTCGCTGCTTGGACATCTTGAGGTGTTCACCGATGAGCCGGTAGGTGAGACCCTCGCCCCGTAGTTTTACAACTGCGTCGATTGATTCATTGAGTTTCATGTATTTTGATTTGAGCAGGATGTTGTTCCTCCTGCTCCTCTTCTTCTTACTCTTACTGCTGATGACTGGCTGTTCTACCGGAGCGGTATCTGTATTGCTCGGTACCGCTTCTGTGCTTTGTGGCACTGGACACACAGTCCGTGTTGGATTGTGCATCCGCATCCCAAGCAATCGGCCAATTCGTGACATAACTGTTTCCATCGTTGTAGCTCCTCTATTGTTGTTTGTTGGTTTTGTTGTTCCTGATGTTCCATACGCATGACAGTGAGATACCGTACTTCTTGGATAGTTCTGGGTAAGTGCGTGACTTGTCCTCCTTGAGGATGGCATCTCGGATCTCGGTTGGAACAGCCGGCCACCGCCGGTTGATCCGAGGGTTCGGATCCTTGAACGGAGTGACATGGCCGACCATGCGTGACATGGATTCCTTCGTCAACCCTAATTGTTGGAGTATTGTCATTTTTCTCTTAGTCTCGTGCTTGCCTTTGCCTTGTCCCAGTCGGCGATGGTCTGGATGAGGTCATGGTACGATTCCTCGGTCCATTGCCTCTGGGTGCGGTAGGCGTAGACATGGGCGACCAGAGCGTTGCCGTAGTCCTCCAGTCGTTTGATGTGTTGCTTCGCCTCCTCCAACTCCTTCCAAGTCTTGACGGCGTCGATGGTTCGCATTTCTTCGATGGTCATGGTTTCTCGCTTAGCTCTTTAATGATCTTGGTCCTAGCTCGACCCTTCGCTGTGACGATGAGTTGCAGGATGACGATTGGGTTTATCGTTGAAACGTGCTGCCAGTATGGTCTGGCTGCGTCGAGTTCTCTAGCTCTGTCGATGTCCACCACAAGCACCTCGTTGGTAATCTTGTGCCGGTAAACGAACGCGACTGATAGGTCTGGTGGGGTGTTCATTTCTTCACCCTCTCTTCCTCCAGAATCTGAAGCATTTGACTCGCAACATGACCGTCCGATCCGTCCCTAAAAAACGCCATGGCGGCTCGGTGAATGCGGTCCTCAAGCCGATGGATGCGGTCAGCTCTGTCCTCGTACAACGCAACGTCCGCAACCAGAACGCTGTGCTTGTTCTTCACGTCCATAAGCTCCTCCTCCAGCCGCTTGATCCGATCCTCTCGCTTCCTGACTTCGAGAGCGATTGCGCGGAGTTCGCGGCTATCGTAGTAATTCTGCTTCTCAGCGACATTGATGATTCGTTGTTCGATGGTCATGGCTTGGACTCTTTTTTAAGTGCTGCTCTTGCTGCGATTATCTCTAACTGTTTTTCGACATCCCAAAATCCAGCGTCTCCGCTATCGGCTAGATGAACAATCCATTTAACGGTGCCTTCGAGAGCCTCCTCCAGCCGCTTGATGCGTTCGTTCGCTGCGTTGAGTTGTCGCTCTAAACACAACAACGAATCGCTTTCAAAATACTGTTTTCCTGCATGAACTTTGGTTCCGTCAGAAAGCCAATCAAACTCAGATCCGCATCGTTGGCATCGACTTGTTTCCGTGGTCTTGGCGCACATTGTATCGCTCACGGCTTGGCCTCCTTTGCTCGCGTCCATTCTCCGTTCGCATCTGCAATCCGAATCTTTCCAGATTTTGTGACTCGGATTTGCAGCAAGTTTCTTCCCTGATGCTTTGGTGTTTCCAGAAGCAGCCATACCCAGCCCTTCTCTTTGTCGGAGAATCCGCGAATGACTTTTACGGCACCCCAATCGAATCCGTACTGCGTATCTGCGAAGTGGATTTGAGAAGTCACAGCTTGGCCTCCTTGGCTTTGGCCCATACAACGCACATTCCGCTCCAATCTTGTATAGACCATCCAGACTCAACGATTTTATCCCCCGCCTCCTCCAGCCGCTTGATGCGGTCTTGCTGCTTGATAAACGCCTTCGCTAGTTCTCCAAGCGCGTACAGCGGAGGAGTGTTTTGGTTGATATGGAACGATCCGTCTGGATAGATCGTCAGAAACCGAGTTCCGACATCAGCGTTCCATTCGATTATGGTTTTGTCATCGACCATTTTGTTGGTGTCACCAAGATGGTTCATTTCGATTCCTCCACGACCCCACAGGGTTTCCAAGTCACACCGCCGTCGGTGCTGTATTCTCGCTCATCCAGCCACAAGTCTCTGTCAGCTTGGACAGACACCCAGCCGAGGAGAACTCGGTCCTGCGGGTTGCGCTTGAATCTCATCCACGCCCCCAGCGGCACCTCATCCGCAGTCCACGGGCGAAACTTTGCAGTGGGTTTGATACGGTAGTCGTAGTTGAGCCAGTTCCAACTTGGGTTTTTATCGAGTACCCAATCATAAGTGCCAATCAGTTTGGATTCCACTTCCATTCCATTGATAGATGCATCCATAACGCGGATGGTTTCTTTGGTTTGTTCGATGTTCACTTTGATTCCTTCCTCGCTAGATATTCCGCCACCGCTTCATCGGCGATGTGCTGAGTTTTATATCCCATCTTCATGGCATAATCTTTCAATCGTTTGTGAGTCTCATCTGATACAACAAGCACCTTAGCTGTTGGTCGCTTGGGTTTGCTTGTTCCTTTTATTCCTATTCCAATAGCTGATTTCATATTTCTTCAATTTCTTCGCTGCACGATATATTTCCCCGGCTTGGCTTCTGCTCATCTGGTACACCCCGGTACCATCGTTGATCATTCGTTTGGCCTGCTGGCTCATCGACCGCCTCCGGTTGCGTAGTGGAGAATCAATAAGGCATCGCAGTTCTTCAACGTCACATCGAGGTGCGGGTACAGTTCCTGGGCTTTGGCCTTCAACTTGCGCTTCCATTCGGGTCCGGTGGCGCAGGAGCGTTTGCCACCGAGTCCAAGCGGATCCTGCCAGATTTTGGGTTCCACGCGGTGGAGAGCGTAGCCAAGAGAGTAGGCCAGTCCTTGGATGATGCCGTAGTTCTCATGCAGGGTGGCGACACTGGATGATGGGGTCAGCTTGCTCACGAACTTGGGAACCTTCTCGATCCAGAGGTGGGAGTTTGCTACCTTAAACCCGGAGAGGAGATAGTGCATGTCGGGTAACGACTCCGGCATTGGAAACAGGAGGATTCCATCTGGAGTTTTGATTGCGAACCCGCCGTTCACGCCTGGGTCACAGGCTACGATCGTTTTGTTTGTCATTGGTTTGTTGTGATTTGATGGTGAGAGAGTGGCCTACATAGATCCCGGCGATCACGCAGAGGGGCAGGAGGATGGCCATGGAAATGATTGTAAGAGCGGTGCTCATAAGATGTGGCACCCGAGTTCCTTGTAGCACTTGATACGCTTCTTCGAGTGCGCGATCGCCATGGGATGGAAGTTGTCCATGAAGTCGTAGATCATGGCGTGATACTTTCCCGGAGCGATACGCAGCGCACGGCTGGCCCGCTGGATGGTCTTCTGGGCGCTCCGACCTCCTGACACCATGATCAGGTTCTCGACGTTCGGCAGATCCAGCCCCTCGTCGGCCAGAGAGGTGGCGATCATCTTCGTGATTCTTCCAGCCCGAAAGTCATCCATGGCCTGCTTACGAAGCGACTTCTTCATCTTGGAATGGACGAGCACGGACCCCTCTATCATGCGGGCGTACTCCTCGCCGAGCGTCACTCTGGGAACGAGCACCAGCGTAGGACCGTGTGAGCAGTTGGCGAACATGATCGCCGAAGCGTTCCGAGCCATGTTCTCGCAGATGCCGATCTCGGTGATAGCTTCCCAAGCGCACATCGCACGGAGTTCCTCGTGGCGGATCCGCATGTACCGCTTGCGCTCGTTGAACAGCTTCTCGATGCGATCATTGATCCGATCCTCCAAGAATCGGTCAGAGGCACTGGACAGATGAACGGTCGCGTGGGCCAGAACTCCTTGGAGTTCCTCGCGCCTGATCTCGAACTGGGTGTCTCGGAACAGCTTTCGGAGTTCTTCGTTTCGCTCGCTGTCATCGGACCAAGGGGTTGCGTCGAATCCATATCGCAGTCCACGTGTAGATTCGATGATGCGCTTCCATGTGGTCGCAGGGGCGTGTTTGGCTTCATCAATGATGACCAAATGCTTTCCGCTAAAATCCACTGACTCGTGTGGGCATCTCACATCGACTCTGGAGTAATCGGCACCAACTGCCTTAAGAGAATCGATCGCTTGCTGACAGGTCTCGCGGGTCGGAGCGAGCCATCCGAAAGTCCACTCTGGTACTTGAGCAAAGTGCTTGATGATGGATGAGGCGATGACTGTCTTGCCGCATCCAGCAGGGGCGATGAT